AGGTCGCCCCAGGGGGTGACGGCCATGTACTCGGTGCCGGAGCCGCAGCCGGAGATGCGCTTGTAGATGCAGGGGCCGCCGGTGAGGTCGATCATGTAATGGTAGAAGGTGAAGCCGCGGCCCTCGCGGTCGCGCTTTATCATCTCCTTGGCGAGGATCTCGTACTGCTCCTTCAGGATGGGCAGGTCCTCGGCAGTGAGGGCGCTGGGGTCGGTGGGCTTGGTGACGACAGGCTCCATGCTCAGCTCCGTGAAGCCGAGGTCGGCCATGTGGAAGATGTCGTTGGTGAAGTCGGTGTTGTAGTGGGTGTAGGTGCCGCGCATGTAATAGTTCTTGTCGCCGCGCTTTTTCACGAACTCCTGGAACTTCGGCACGATGGCGTCATAGCTGCCGTGGCCTGCGTAGTCCTTGCGGAAGCGGTCATGGACTTCCTTGCGGCCATCGAGGCTCAGCACGACATTGTGGCACTCCTTGTTGCAGAAGTCGATGACATCGTCGTCGATGAGCATCCCGTTGGTGGTCATGGTGAAGCGGAAGTTCTTGTTGTGGATCTTCTCCTGCTCGCGGCAGTAGGCGACGAGCTTTTTGACCATGTCGAAGTTCATCAGAGGCTCACCGCCGAAGAAATCGACCTCGAGGTTGCGGCGGGTGCCGGAGTTCTCGATGAGGAAGTCCATGGCCCGCTTGCCCACCTCGAAGCTCATCAGGGCGCGGTCGCCCTGATAGCGGCCCTGCGAGGCGAAGCAGTAGGAGCAGTTGAGGTTGCAGGTGTGGGCGACGTGGAGGCAGAGCGCCTTGACCACGGTCTGGCGGTTCTTGAAGTCGAACGCCATGTCCTTGTAGACGTCGGGAGCCCAAAGCTTGCCGGCAGCTTCCAGAGAGGCCACGTCCTCGAGGCACTGGCGCAGGTCGGCCTCGGTGACGTCGGGGCGGTCTGCATACTTTGCCAGCATGGCGGCCACGATCTCGTCGGCAGAGTGCTCTTTGTACATCGCAATGACGTCGTAAGCCACGTCGTCCACGACATGGACCGAGCCGCTGCAGCTGTCCAGCACGATGTTATATCCGTTCAGTTGATACTGATGTACCATTTCATTCTCCAATCTGTAATTGCCATAAAAAAATGCCGCCCTGCAAAGGCGGCATAGGGTCTGCAATGATTACTTATTGCTGTTCTCGCACTTCTGGTTTGCGACGCCGCAGGAGGTCTTGCAGGCAGACTGGCAAGAAGTCTGGCACTCGCCGCAGCCGCCGGTCACGACGCTCTTGGTCAGGTCACGAGTAGCGATAGTCTTAATACGTTCCATAGTTGAAAACCTCTCTAAGCTCCAAAGTTTCGCATACAGCTTTCTGTATACAGTGTTATCTTTATGTATGATAACACGATGTGCGGATTCTGTCAAGATTTTTGTAGCCCTCTCAGTCAAAACCTTGTAGGTTTTGACAGCTCTCCCAAGGGGAGAGCCACTGGCGAGCCGGGCAAGTCCATGCAAAACGAGAAAGTTTTGCGATTTTGGGAGCGGAAGTGCCTTGCTGATAGGACAAGGCTGACTTTACCCAATAGGCTGATACTTTTTCAGGATGGTATGCAGCCCCAGCTCCCGGGCGCGGGCCAGCAGGTAGCGGTAGCGGCACAAAAGCGCCTGCCGCTCGTAGATGCGCTGCTCGATGAGGTCGGAGTCCACCTCGAGATCGAACATCATCGCGTTCCGCCGCAGGCAGAACAGGCACTCTTTCAGCTCTTCTTCCAGCTCGGGGTGGTAGCGCTCGTGCTCGTTGTCGCGGGGGATGCGGGGCGAAAGCAGAGTCTGGGTGGTCTTGGATGGGGTTTGCAGCATAAGGCGTCCTCCTTTATAAGTAGAAAATCAGGTACACCTTATTGTATGGTGCGGAACGTGCAGAAAATGCCACAAGAGAGTGCAGAAGAAATTGCTTCTGCCCGGTCAGTCGTCGGCTTCTCTGAATTGCTCGAAAGTACGTCCGAATCGCAGTCCGCAAGAAAAAAGTACAACTTTTTTCAAAAATCTGCTTGACAAAACGTGCAAAGGCGGCTATAATAGCACACGTTGACCGGCTCACCGCCGCGAAACACAACAGGATATTGGGGATTTGCATAGTGGTAGTGCGGTAGACTCTGACTCTACTTGTGGGAGTTCGATTCTCTCATCCCCAACCAGACGATTCCCAGTCGAACATCCATTGTTCGACTGGGAATTTTTGTTTTCGGTGGATTTGGAAATGTTGAAGTGGATGATCAGCTCCCGGTTGGTCAGCTCGACCTTATCGACAAAGGTATCCACAAGGCGGCGGCAGTAGGCGTTGGTGCGCTCGGACGGGGAGACACGGAACTGCTCAAGCAGGAAGATGACCTCGTCACGGCTCAACGTAAACGGCTCCAGTGTGGAGAGCGAGGCAAGCTGGTGATCGAGGGCGCTTTCCTGCTGCTCCAGATCGGACAGCCGGGAGGTCAGGGCGGCGCTGGCGGTGCCGTTTTCGATGGCGCTCAGGATGTTGCCGATTTTGCGGCGGATCTCAGCAAGCACCTGCTCCAGGGCTGCACGCTCCGGATCGGGACGGGACGCCTCGGCCTGCTGCAAGCTCACGATGGCGTCTGCAAGCTGCTGGATGTTTTCCGGCCGGAGCAGCAGATTGGAAGTGGACTCCACTACGAGCTTTTCCAGCACATCCTTCGGCATATTTTTCCGGGTACAGGGGCGGCCAAGGCTGCGGCCCGGGCAGGAATAGTAATGATAGACGCGGCCAGAGGGGTTGTGGCCGCAGATGCCCTTCATCAGGCAGCCGCATTCGCCGCAGTACAGCTTGCCGGAGAGGATATAGTCTGCCTTGGCAGAGTGGGGAGCACGGCTCTGACGGTTGAGTTTGATCATTTTTTGTGTCCTTTCCCACAGGTCGTCGTCGATGATGGGCGGGATAGCGCCCTCGATGCGGACGTCAAATTTTTTGCTGACGTATACGCCGCGATACCTCTCGTCGCGGATGATGCGGCTGATGCTGCTCTTATCAAAAGGATTGCCCCGGACGGTGCGAAGGCCCATGCCATTGAGCCGTCTTATGATGGAGGCGATGCTGAGGCCGCTTGCGTACAGCTCAAAGATAAGGCGCACCGTATCCGCACCTGCCGGATCTATGACGTAGTGCTTGGTGCTGTCTACCGTCAGACCCAGAGGGGGAGTCCGGCCCAGAGTCTGGCCTTTGAGGGCTGACTCCCGCATCCCCCGGCGGGCCTTCTCGGCCAGCTCGGCGGAGTAATACTCGGCCAGAGCCTCCATCAGGCCCTCGATGATGATGCCCTCGGCGCCCTCGATGTTGCTCTCGGCGGCATAGATGACGCTGACACCATTGTCACGCAGCTGCTTTTTGTACACGGCGCTGTCGTACCGGTTGCGGGCAAAGCGGTCGGTCTTCCAACAGATGACCAAGTCAAAGGTGCGCTTTGCGCTGTCATCGATCATCTGCCGGAACTGGGCGCGGTCGTCTGTTTTGCCGCTGATATGGCGGTCCACATACTCGCGCAGGATGGTCATGCCATGGGCGCGGGCGTAGGCCTCGCAGTCCCGGCGCTGGCCCTCGATGGACTGCTCCGTCTGGCGGCTGCCGCCAGAGTAGCGGTAGTAGGCGATAAGGCGGGGCTGTGTGCTCTCTTTTTTTCTGGCCACAAAAACTCCTTTCGGACTCGCTTGCCGATGCACATGAGGTATGGTATACTGGATGTGTCAGCAGGCAGAGAGTCATTGACTGCGTTGTTTTTCTCCGACATGCACCCCATGCGCGCCCCGGCAGCTTTTATCGTACAAGGCTGCCGGGATCTTTTTTTTTTTTTTGCACAAACGCCCCCGCTGGTGGAAACACTGGCGGGGGCGTTAGGTTTATGAATCGGCGCGCAGGAGGTCGGCGGGTCTGATGTGCAGGATGTCGCAGAGTGCAAAGAGATTATCGATTTTGGGCTGGCCTGCGCCTCGCTCATAATAGCTGATCGTGCCGATGGTGACACCAAGCTTCTCCGCAAGCTCCAGCTGCGTCAGCCCGGCGGCCTGCCGTGCCTCCCGGATGATACGGGCGGATTCGGGGTGGGGGCGGGTGGACATAAATAAGCACCTCGATTCAAAATAATAAAAACGACCCCGCCATGGTGCGCATCATTGAGAGGCGTGGCGGGGTCTTTGTCATGACCCGCCATGATACGCTTGAATGCTTTCGCACTCAGAGGCTTAGCGGGTTCTGTTGCTTGTAGACAACACTTTTTTAATTCCCCAATTCACGCAGGGTGGGGTTAACCTGTAAGTTCATTATACAGGTTAGCCGAGAAAAAATCAATGGGCAGATAACGTATCAAGGGAGTCAACGACGCCTTCTAAGACCGTACGCAGAATCTTTTCATCCCGGTGTCCGTCAATAATTTCTCCATTTTTACTGACAATGGTTCTGTCCAAATCGGTTATATCTCGCAGATTTTTATTGCGGGTGCCGTTTCCGGCAACATAGAGGTCATACATTACGAGGATTTTTAGCTTCATGTCATATGTAAGAGCGAAATCATAATCTTTATAGATGCCCACAAAACGCACTTTGATTTCGTCATTTATATGTTCGGCCAAATCATTCATAAAAGGAACGAGTTCTTTTTTCATCGGCAAGCTAAATGATTCTAGAACAATCCCTTCGGAAACAGTAGAATCAGTCTGTCCGTTTGAAAAATTATATCGATTGTCACCGATTTTAACGATCACACTATTAAAACCAGACGCAAAAGATCCTGTACGATTGAAGTCGAGATAATAAAAATCATAAGTATCGTTGAGGTATAGGCTGGAAGAAGCGCTTAATCGCGAATCATCATCAGAAACAATATAAGTGCCGCCTTCTTCTATGGTGCCAAACCGGGGAAATGCAAAAGTCCAACCGGTCATATCATCGGTCACAACTCCTACATAATCCTTCCCATCAAAGACGCTCATGTCGAACTTCTTTGTGGCGAATGCCGGAAGAGAGGTGGAAACCATGATAGTCGCCGCAAGGGCAAATGAAATTAGCCGCTTTCGCATCTGTGATTCCTCCATATACAAACCGGCCGCTTTGGCACAGCCAGAGCGGTTATTTTTTATGCTTCCTTTGCGCCCAAGCCAGACGCAGGATGTTTTTTATAACGCCCGGTGAGGACGAGGTCTTCGACGTACTCCACCGCCTTGATCTGGCCTTCCTCGTTGAGCTGATCGAAGCTGTCCAGCAGCTTTGCCTGAGTGGGGGTGAGTTGAGGCTTACCGTTTGCGGTATCGTCGGACAGGTCGTCGAGAGTATAGCCCATGCAGTGAACCACGGCGGAAACAGTGGACAACTGGGGGTCTTTTGTCTGACCAGCAAAGAGCTTGTTCAGAGTGCCTTTAGGTACACCAGAGGCGCAAGAGATTTCTTCAATCGTCATGCTACTGCTCTTTTTCAATCGATTTAGATTTTCAAGCCACACGGGAATTTTCTCCTTTCGTAGTATGGCTCCATTATAGATAATAGAACCCAGCAAGTCAATAATGAATTACCGAATTGTATAAAAAATTTCAGGGGCGGTATTGATGATTACCGCTTAAGGATGCAAAATCAAAGTGTGGCTTACCACATACGGTAAAATAGAAACGAGTGAAAGGAGCGTAAGTGATGGACAATTTGAAAGCTGAGATGCAACGGAACGGCCTGACGGTATAGGACATTATGAGCACGATTGGATGTTCAGAGAAAACTGCCCGAAACAAAATCAATGGAGAAACTGATTTTACATACCCGGAAGTTGAAAAAGTTCGGAACGTGCTTTTCCCGGGGCTGAGGATGGAATATCTCTTTTGCCAGCATCGCAGTTGACCGCTGCCCCGCCGAAGCGTGCGTGAGGGAGGAGGAAGGTCGATGGTAAACGAAGAAGCTCTGTGCATCGCAGTCAGCATATTGGCAGCGGCGCTCAGTACAGCAGGAACCGGACTATTTGTGGTAGGAATCGAGAAAGACAACGATGTTCTTCAGGACATTGGGGTCGGACTTGAAACGCTGGCAATTATTTTAGCGGTGTGGGGTGCATTGTCGTGCTTAACTCTTCTTGCATCGCGTGCATAGCGGCGATCTGAGCGCGAACAAATTCATCGGACAGCCCTTTGGAATCCGGATCTGACATGGAAAGAATCATGCTTTTTCCGTAAGTGCTCAGAGCGTCCTGCGTTTTGGGACTGGAAAAAAGGACGGCATAGGAGCAATCGGCGTTCATCCGCAGCGTATTTTCTGCGGAAGGGTCTGCCATATACTCGGATGCCGTGCTGAGAAATGCCCGATAAGCTTCCGTTTTGGCATGGAAGAAGAGCTTTTCGGATTCCAGATCGTGAGTGGCCTGCACGGTGTACTTGGTCAAGCGATATGTGGAGTACAGGTTAACGGCAGAAAAGCAATGAACCGTTACATGATCGTGATCCCGGCGAAGAACCGGAGTTTTCTGCTCAAGTGCGACGAGGGGGACGGCGCGAAGCTGGAGACCCTGCAGAAGCTGGTGAGCGGATATGTGGAGACCGTGCCGTCGGCGCTGGACGCCACCTGGGCGCGGGAAGAGGCTGACCGGCTGGTGCTGCTGGTGGATGAGGAAGGGCGTCTGAAGTGCAAGGCGGCGAACCAGAAGGCCACGCAGCTTGCCCCGGCGGACGTTACGGCGAACGGTATTTTTATAAGTTTGCCGCTGACGTCAAGGGCTGGATGGGGAAAACAAAATATTTAGCTAATGGGACGACGTTCAGCACCTCAATCTTCACACTTTCAGCAAGCGAAAGCGTGTACGGGTTATCTTCAAGACCCGAAGGAACTTTGCTCTCCGATAAAGCCCGGACAAGACTGGAAAATATTTTTACTGATTTCGGGACAAACATATGGACAAGAACCCAGAGCAATATTACGTCTTATCACCACGACTCTTCTGATAATGATTATTATTATGACGGAGTTGCGCTCAGCGGCGTAAGCAGAAATGATTGGGGCCGTTTTAGTACCACATATGGGCATACGCAAAGCTGGGGCTATCTGCCCTGCTTCACCCTGCCGGAGACACTGTAACATCGACAAGGACGGCTTCGCCACGGAAAACCAGCCGCCGGAAGTGACTTCCGATGCAGGCGAGAGCGGCGTGGCGCTGGGCGAGAAGAACGAGCCGTTTACTCTGGCCTACACCGTGACCGACGGCGACGGAGACCCCATGCGCATCGTCGAAAAGGCGAACGGTGTGGAGCTGGCCGTCCGCGAGAATGTGTCCTCAGACACTGAACTCACGGTACAGTGCCTGAGCGAGAAAGCCCTGTTCCAGCAGATCCTCAACGGAGAAAACACATTGGTACTGGAAGCGGACGACGGCAAGACCTCGACAGACTGGACCGCTACCTTTACCAAAAATGTGACAAGTGCCGTCCTCTCGCTGGCCCAGCCGCTGACGGCGGACGACACTATCACGGTGGCTGCGCTGACGCTCGAGGGCAGTTTCCCGGGAGACATGAGCCTGACCGTGGAGCTGAGCAACAACGCACGGGACGATGTTCCCGTGTGGGAGAACTGCACCGACATCCAGCGCGGCGAGAGTCGGGCCTTTGTACACCACGCCTTTACCAACAAGACAGCCGCCAAGGGAGCGGCCTTTAACTACAAGGTGACGATCACCCGGGGCGAAAGCGGCGTCGGCGGCAATATCACCATGATCGGAGGTGTCATCGGATGAGTCTGCACAAAACAGAAAGGAGCCTGAAAGAGCTCCACAGGAAGCTGGCAGAGGAGCAGAAGCTCAGGGAGCTGCCCGGCCTCGTAGCGGAGATCGAGGACTCCCTGTGCGAGCAGGATACGACATCAGAGAGACGGCTGGCGGCTATCGAGGACTCGCTGTGCGAGCTGGACGCCGCCGTCAACACGTAAGGAGAATTTCAAAATGGATAAAATCTGGGCGAACCGGCTCATCGCCGGTACCAAGACATGGGCAGAGATGCCCACAAGCCGCCGCCCCGGGGTCAAGCGGGAGCTGGCAAAGCGGGTGGCCGAGGGCGAGATCACCGCAGAGCGGTACAAAGAGATCACGGGGGAGGACTACGATGGGTAAGCTGCTGGAACTGCTGGAAAAGCTGGTGCGGGCCATCTTTGGCCCGGGGGACGAGCGGGACACCGGCGAGGCAACACCCGCACCCGCAGTCCCCGAGGCAGAGGCTGTCACCGGCTGGGAGGGCGGCAAGCCCTACAGGTACATCGACGTGAGCCGGTATCAGGGCCTTATCGACTGGGCGCAGGTGGCAGCGGCGGGCTACAAGGGGGCAATGCTCAAGACGGTATCCACCAACCGCAAGCTCTCCAAGCGGGCAGATGGCCTGTACATCGACCCCACCTTTGAGACCAACTACCGCAACGCCCGGGCCGCCGGGCTGGACGTGGGCGTCTACTACTACACCTACGCCACCAGCGAGGCCATGGCCGATGCAGAGCTTGCCCTTCTGCGGCAGGCGGTCTACGGCAAGGAGTTTTCTCTCCCCATCTGCGTGGACGTGGAGGAAAACAAGCTCAAGCAGCTGTCCACGCTTGACCTGTCCAACCTTACCGCTTACGCGCTGGAACAGGTGGAGCGGATGGGTTTTTACGCCCAACTGTACACCTACACCGGTTACAAGTACGAGCTGGACATGGCTCGGCTGTCCTCTCGGTGGGACGTCTGGCTTGCCGACTATACCGGCAAGGCACCCAAGGTCGATTTTGCCTACAACGCCCACCAACACACCAGCAAGGGCAGCGTGCCGGGCATCACGGGCAACGTGGACCTCAACGTCACCACCCTCAACTACCCCCGTATCATTAGAAAGAAGGGTCTGACCCGGCTCCGGGAGGGCGCATGAGTGAAGCAATCATCGTAGCCATTATCACCGGCGGTCTGAGCCTGATCGGCGTGATCGTCTCCAACAACCACACCGCCCAGAGCATGGACGCCAAGCTGGACAAGCAGCAGGCTGTGACCGAAACCAAGCTGGAAGAGCTGACCCGGGAGGTGCGAATGCACAACAATTTCGCCCAGCGCGTCCCGGTGCTGGAAGAACAGATGAAGGTGGCAAACCACCGCATTGCAGACCTCGAAAAAGAGAGAGGAGAGTAATACATGGCAACGATCAATAACATTTTGGGCGTTATTCCCGCCCCGGTGGCGGCAGTGCTGATGCTGGGCGGCTTTATCTTTTACGCCCTGGGCTGCATCCGGCTGGGCTACGGTGCCGCCGTAAAGCCGCTGGTGCTGGACCTCATCGAGCGGGCAGAGCAGGAGATTCAGGGGACAAAGCGCGGCGCAGAGCGCAAGGCGTGGGTCGTCAAGATGCTCCGGGCCGCTCTGAGTACCAGCAAATACGGCAGGCTCATCAGCTGGGCCATCACTGATGAGACCATCGGTGCCGTGATTCAATTTTTCTTTGACCGTATGAAGGCGGCCTTGCAAAATCAGTGAGGTTTTGACTATGAGCAGCACTACATACGGCCATATCGGTGACCTCACCGATATGTTCGCCGTACAAGAGCAATTTCGGCACGCTACGAAAATGGTCTGCGATTTTGTTGACCTTAACAAAATCGACCATTTTGCCGTCATTGGCAATATGGTGCGCAACGCCGGACAGTTGCCGCAGCCTTTCTGGGTTGGTGTTGCCTGTGGCGGCGGCTCGCGTAGTGCTGCCCGCTGCGCTGCAAGGACTTGACCGGCAGCAGATGACCGCCCCTCCCCCGGAATTGCTCTGGGAGAGGGGCGGTGTTGCGTTAAGAGAGAGAACGAGAGATACAAAATCCTGACCCAAAAACAGTGACGAGGATGTTCGACTCGGGGAGTGTAAGGTCAACCAGAAAGCCATCTGATTCGTTCAGATGGCTTTTTTGTTTTATCTCTCGGTGCGTTTTTGGGCCGGTGCGACACAAAGCTCTGATTTTTTCTCGCCTGCCGGGGCTATACTGTTTCTTGATGCAACAGGGTATGCAACAGGGGCAATACGGAAGATAGGAGCCAGGCAAATGAGCATTTGGGACGCATTCGGCAAAGGACGGTATAAGGGCTTCTCCCGGGAGGCGGGGCAGCTGCTGGATAAGGCGGTGGAGCTGGCCGGAGGGCTGGGCTGCAAAAAGGCAGACACCGGCCACCTGCTGTGGGCGATGCTGCAAGCGGACGGCGGCCCGGCGGCCCGCTTTCTGGCCGGGAAGAACATCTCGGAGCTGGAAGTGCGGCGTCAGCTGTCCGCCGGGCGGGATGGTTCGGCCACCAGGCTTGCCCGGGGCGATATGGCGGCGGACCTGCGCCGGGCGATGGACTACGCCATCATCGGGGCGCAGA